TAGAAACAGCGACACTATAAAAAAAGGGTAGGAAACCACGCCTACCCTAATACCTAACCTTAAAGAAACTAAGGGAACATAAATAAATAAATTAAATTAAATTTTGCTCTCTATAGCAGATGCAAATATAAGAAAAGAATTTAAAACAAAACACAAAAAACTAGTTAAATAAATATGCAGACTATAGAACTATTTATCAAAGACGAAGACGAAGATGGAGTATTCGCAATTTCGCTAGTAGAAAATCCAGCTATCATGGAGGACTTTATAGCACTATCTGAGGAAGACGCTAACAAGTTTACAGTAGAATTAAAGACTATTGATGAGGAGCGAAAAGTAGTAGTAGGATACGCTTTAATCCCAGACCTTGAAATACCTAGAGTAAAAGATGGTAAGCAGTTCAATATCATAATGTCAAAAGAAACAGTAGCAAAGGCGGCTGAACTTTACATGAAGAACTTAAACCTAAACAACGTAACAAGCGAACACGAAAAGCCAGTAAAAGACTGCTGTGTAATCGAGAGCTGGATAGTAGAGGACAAAGATAACGACAAGGCTAACATGTACGGACTTGAACCTAAAGGTGGAGAGTGGGTAGTAATGATGTCACTAAGCGACTCAGAATACAGCAAAGCAAAAGATGGTACTTACAAAGGTTTCAGTATAGAGGCAATCTTTCAAGGCTTTGAGGCTTTGCAAATGAATGAAGAGGTAGAGCTAGAATCATATAACGATTATCCACAAAGCGCAAAGAATAACGCTAAGAAAGTTTTAAAGTGGAGAGATGAGTACGGAGATGAGGTACAAGGAATGACTAGAGTAGGCTGGACTCGTGCAAACCAATTAGCAAAGGGAGAAAATATCACAAGAGATACAATTGCTAGAATGGCATCTTTTAAACGTCATCAGAAAAACGCTGAGGTAAGCGAAGAGTTCAAAGATACTCCATGGAAAGATAAAGGTAGAGTAGCATGGCTTGGATGGGGTGGAGCTTCTGGCATTAACTGGGCGATTGATAAACTAAAGTCCATAGATAACAAGTCTGAGCTTAAAGACATAGTAGAACAGATTAAAAATATTATTGAATCTAAGTAAATGAGACGTAAAAAGAAATACGCTACAAAGCTAACAGCAGAAGAGTATGAAAAGTTAACTGGGCAGCGTATAGGTTCGCTAGTTAATCAAGGCGTTAGCAATGTTGTAAACGTAAATACTGAGCGTACTATTATCAACGTAAGCGGTTAAAAATAAAACAAATCAAACATAAGTAGTTATATAGTTAAATATCCAACAAATGAAAGAGCAAATTAATACAATTCTAAAAGCAGTAGGCTTGAAAGCTGAAGAGATTAAACTAGCTGAGGCGAAGTTGAAAGATGGAGTTACAATGATTGAAGCAACTCCAGACTTTGAAGCTGGTGCAGCAGTAATGGTAAAAACAGAAGACGAGCAACTTATCCCAGTTCCAGTTTCTGGAGAAGGAGAGGCTTACGAACTCGAAGATGGTAGAGCGTTCAAAGTAGCAGAAGAAGGAGTTATTTCTGAAATGGTAGAAGTTGAAGAAGAAGCAGAAGAGCCAACAGAAGAAGTAGCAGAGGAAGTTACAGAAGAACCAGCAGAAGAAGTTGAGGCTTCTGAGGAAGTACGACCAGCTAAGTCTATCATTGAGTCAGTAGTTAAAGAAACTAAGTTCTCAAAAGAAAGCGCACTAATCGAAGCGTTGACTGCTGAAATTACAGAGCTTAAATCACAGCTTGAAGCATCAACAAAAGTTGAAGAGGTAGAAGAAGAAGTAGCTGAGGAAGTAGAGCTTTCAGAGGTTAAGCCTATCACTCACAATCCTGAGCCAAAAGCAGAAGTAAAATTACACACTTTCGGAAACAAAAGAAAAAGAGGTACTACTGATTCTGTAATGAGCAAAATAGCAAAATTGAATAAATAATAATTTTTTTAATAAACAACAAAAATGGCAACAACAACAAACATTACAACTACATACGCTGGAGAAAAAGCAGCTGGTTATGTAGCAGCAGCGTTATTGAGCGCTAACACTATTGAGAATGGCGGTATTACAGTAAAGCCAAACGTAAAGTTCAAAGAAGTATTGAAAAGAGTATCTACTGACGATTTGTTAGCAGATGGTTCTTGTGACTTCTCAGCAACTTCTACACTTACTTTGGATGAGAAGATTCTTGAGCCAGAAACTTTCCAAGTAAACTTGCAACTTTGTAAAGAAGATTTCCGTTCAGATTGGGATGCAATCGAAATGGGATATTCTGCATTCGATGAGCTTCCAGCATCTTTCGCTGATTTCTTAATCGGACACGTAGCAGCTAAAGTAGCTGGTAAGATGGAGCAAAACATTTGGCAAGGAGTCAACGCTAACGCTGGAGAATTCGACGGGTTCGAAACTTTGTTAGCAGCAGACGCAGAGCTTCCAGCTGGACAGCAAATCGCAGCAGTAGCTGGAGGAGTTGACGCTGGTAACGTAATCGCTGAACTTGGAAAAGTAGTAGATGCAATTCCTACACGTTTGTACGGACAGGAAGGACTTACTCTTTACGTTTCTTCTAACGTATACAGAGCTTATGTACGTTCACTTGGTGGATTCGGTGCTAACGGACTTGGAGCTGCTGGTGTTAACGCACAAGGTAACAACCAAGCAATGGGTGATTTAATGTTTGATGGTATTCCATTGTTCATGTGTAACGGAATGTCTGATGATACAGCTATCTGTACAGTTAAAGATAACTTGTACTTCGGTACTGGTTTGGCTTCTGACTCACAAGAGGTAAAAGTTTTGGATATGGCAGACCTTGATGGCTCTCAGAATGTACGTGTAATCATGCGCATGACTGCTGGAGTTCAGTACGCTTTCGCTGGTGACGTTGTAACATACGGAATCTAAGAATTAATTATTAACCAATAGAAAGAGGGGAGGTAAAATGCCTTCCCTTTTTTTTATATAAAACTTTAAAAATATGTCATGTGACTTATCATTAGGCAGAATAGAGCCATGTAAAGATGTAGTAGGTGGATTGGATGCCGTTTACTTCATCAATTTTGACGATGCGCCAGTAGAAGATATTGACTACAACGCAACTAATACAGACGTTATAGAAAAATTAAATAGCACACCTAGTACTATTAACGCTTACAAGTACGAGTTAAAAGGTACTTCATCTTTTGAGCAAACTATTACAAGCTCAAGAGATAACGGTACTACTTTCTTCGAGCAAGTATTGAACTTGTCTCTAAAGAAGCAAGATTTAGCAACTCACAAAGAGGTTAAATTGATGGCTTTCGGTCGCCCTCATATCATTGTAAAAGACCACAACAACAATTTCTTTTACTGTGGACTAGAGCATGGAGCAGAAGTAACTGGTGGTACTATTGCTACTGGAGCAGCTATGGGAGATATGTCTGGATACACAATCACTCTTACTGCACAAGAGCGAGTACCAGCAAACTTCTTTGAAGCAACTACTCAAGCTGAATTAGCGAACGCTGGGGTTAATGTTTTAGAAGTACCATAATCAACAAAACAATCTTTTAAAGCCCTTGCCTTTTGGTAGGGGTTTTTTTATTTAAAACAAATTCTTTTTTTTTAGTTATATAAGTATGATAATACTAAGGGAGTCATTACTATCTCAATCGTTTAAGTTTATACCACGAACTTTAAGCGCAGATAGTATGGTTATAACTGATGAAGCAGAGAACACAAGCGACACGATAGCTATTACTCCAGTAGTAGATAGATACTATTTAAGCGTTTCTGAGGTACTTACTCTCGTAGAAGGTAGGTTTTATACTCTAACAGTTTTAAACGGCACAGAAGTAGTATATAAAGACAAGATATTCTGCACAAATCAAGTAGTAAAAGACTACACTATTAACAAAGATGAGTATGTACAGAATGAAACAAACAACGAATTCGTAATTATTGACTAATGAGCGACAAAAAGAATATACATATTTTAGAACTTTCGACCTATTCACAGCCAGACATTATAGAAGATTCTAAAAATGACTGGGTAGAATACGGAGTCAATAATGACCATTACGAGTTTTTGATTGACCGATACAAAAACAGTACTACGAACAACTCAATTATCAATAACGTAGCTCGGTTAATTTACGGCAAAGGATTGAACGCTTCTAACGCTTCAAAGAAACCTAGCGAATTCGCACAAATGAAGTCACTTTTTAAGCCTAAGACGTTACGAGCTTTAGCCTTAAATGAGTATATGCTAGGCTGTGGAGTATTACAATGTATCTTCGATGAAAAGCATACTAAGGTAATTAGAGTGGAAGCTGTAAAGACTAAACACGTTCGCCCAGCTAAATGTAACGAAGATGGAGAAATAGAGGCTTACTATTATTCTGATAATTGGTCAGATACTAAAAAGTTTCCACCTAAAAGAATACCAGCTTTCGGAACTTCAAAAGAGCCTATCGAGTTTTTGGTTTATGGTAAAGACTCAATAGACCTAAAATACTTTTCAGAGGTAGACTACCAAGCGTGTATACCTTATTGTGTACTTGAGGAAGAGATAAGCAACTACTTAATTAACGATACTCAAAACGGTTTCTCTGGAACTAAGGTAGTCAACTTTAACAGCGGTACTCCAAGCGAAGAGCAGCAGAGATTGATAGCTAACAAAGTAAAAGGACAGTTAACTGGAGCGCAAGGCGATAAAGTAATTATAGCTTTTAACGACAATCAAGAAGAGAAAACAACAGTCGAAGATATACCGCTAGACAACGCACCAGAACATTTCAGCTATCTGAGTACTGAGGCACAAGCTAAGATACTAAATAATCACAACGTAGTTAGTCCAATGATTGTAGGAATAACGACAGCAAATAGCGGATTTAGTTCTAACGGAGATGAGATAGAAGTAGCTACAAAGTTCTTTTACAATCAAACAGTAAAACCACACCAAGAACTTTTAATAGATGCACTAGATGAAATACTAGCATTTAACGGAATATCTTTAAAATTATATTTTGAGAATCTTAACCTTTTACAGACAAGAGAAGAAGTAGAAACAGTATTAGAAGATAATACTAAACTTGGAGAAGAGGATAGTGAAGAAAATAACAAAGACATTGAAACGTCTAAGAAGTTTAATTTGGAAGAGTTTTTAAGCGACTTAGGAGAGCCTAAAGAGCAGACTGGATGGATTACACTAGACGAGAGAGAAGTACATTATGATGACGAAGATACATTAAATAATCATTTAGCTGAAATGAATAAGGAGCTTTATGATAAACTACAAACTTCTACTTTACTTTCTAAAGTGTTTAATTTTGTATCAACTGGCACAGCAAGACCAACCGCTATAAGTTCGCAAGATAAGATAGTTAAGGATAAATTTTTCAAAGTTCGATATGAGTATGTCGGAAACAAATCACCTGAACGAGGTTTTTGTAAAGCTATGATGAGAGCTAACAAGTTATATCGTAGAGAAGACATTGAAAGAATGAGTATGCAACCAGTTAATTCAGGATTTGGAGAAGGCGGCTCTGACACGTATAATATATTCAAATGGAAGGGAGGCCCTAGATGCAGACATGCGTGGAAAAGGGTAACAATGATGTTAGATATTAATAAAGATTCAGACGAGTTTAAAAAAATAGGAACTAGAGCGGCAGAAATAAAAGGCTTTAAAGTTACCAATCCTTTCGAGGTTTCTGTATATCCTAAGAATTTACCGTTAAAAGGCTTTAGCCCTAACAATAAAAATTTACCCTCAGACGTAAGATAACATGGCACAAGCACTATTTATAACAACAAAAGACATTGCAAAGTTCACAGCTTTAAATGGCAATGTAGATACAGATAAGTTCATTCAATTTGTAAAGATTGCTCAAGATATACATATACAAAATTATCTCGGTACTGATTTATTTAATAAGATTAATAATGACATAGTAGCTGGTACTCTTACTGGTAATTACTTGAGCCTTGTAACAGACTACATAAAACCGATGGTTATCCATTTTGGGATGGTGGAATATTTACCTTTTGCAGCTTACACAATAGCTAACAAAGGAGTGTATAAACACAACTCTGAGAACTCGCAAACAGTAGAGAAAAACGAAGTAGACTTTTTAGTAAACAAAGAGCGAAGCATAGCAGAACACTACGCTAAGAGATTTACAGATTATATGTGTAACAATTCTACGTTATATCCAGAATACAACAGCAACAGTAACGGAGATATGTATCCAGACAAAGACGTTAATTTTACGAACTGGTTTTTATGATTAAGTACAAAGTAAAAAAGAAGAACATAATTAAGCTAAAGAAAGCAATAAAAAAGATTAACAATGGCAGACAGCAGAATAAGTAACTTACCAACTGGTACACCTTTAGAGGATACAGATTTATTTGCAGTAGCTCAAGGAGATATAGACACTTCTTTTACTACTATTCAAGCTAGTACTGCTGATGTAAAAACCTACATACAGTCAAAGCCAGAATTTGTAGTTGAATTGGTAGACGCTCAAACTGTTGATTTTTACGCACCTTTTGAAATGTCAATTGATAGCGTTACAGATATTCTAGCTGCACCAACTACTACAATACAAGTGGCTGGAGCTGCTTACACTTTAGGAGATACTATCGTAGCTGGAAGAGCAATAACAGTAGACGTTGATATAGCTGCTGTAATAAGATTAAACGCAACGAAACTGTAATATGGTACAAGAGACTTATTATATAAAAGCACAAGCAGCTGGAGGAGGCGGTTCTGTTGGAGCAACTTTAATTAAAACTAATCAGACAGTATCTTATGCTACTGGTGATGATGGAGACATAGAATCAGGTAGAGCAACAGACTTCTTTACTCTTGCTAGTAATAATCCTTTCGGCACAACTGATAGATTTACGGATGAATTAGGAGGCACTTCGTATACTAATAAAATTGTAATTGATTGGTCAACTTATGATGGAACTAACGTAATTGGCTATGCAGATTTATTAAGTTCTGACACTTGGGCTAATATGATAAGTAACTGTAATTCTCACACAGTAGGCACTTACACAAGCGGATGGAGATTGGCAAACATAAGAGAATTATACAATATCAGTAATTACGGCGTTTGGCCTCATACATACACACCGATTAATATTTTTAACGGAGGAGCTTGGATAAGTTTTATATGGGCAAGTACTTCTTGTCCATACAGTCCAACTACCCAAGCGTGTGCATATAATTGGAATTATGTAAATTTATTTGGTAGAAGTAAGACTTCTTCATATCCAGGAATGCCAGTAAGAACTTTCACAGTTACAGGAACAGTATTAACATAAAAAAATAAACACAAAAACAATGGCAAAAGAAATTTACAAGTCTGGAAACTACATAGTAACAGTAGACGCAGATGACAACTCAAGACTCTTCCCAATAGGTAAGACAGTTTACGATGAATATAACAGCGTATTTAGATTAACTGAGGGACTTATTGAAGATGA